ATCATCATCGCTGGCAAAAAGCCTTGTTTGTCTGTACGAAAGAACTGACCGTTTGGTGTAATCGTCACACCCTTCAGCACACTCGTATCAAGTTTTTTATCCAGCAAACTTTCTACTGATGCTTGTCCCGCAAGTAATCTCATTTCATCAGTATAGTCATCTTTCTCTACAATTGTTTCGGGCGAAAGATTGTACTGCATGATCAAATGTGGATATAGACTGTTCAAATCAAATGATGCAACCCAATCATGTAGACCGATCTGCGGTTCTTTGACATATGCGCCTTCAAATGCTTCATTCTTTTTAGCAACACGGCGGGGCGGCACAACAATCTTACGTTCAAGTAGATAGTTGTAGATTAGCGCATCCCACATTCTCGTTTGAGCGAAAATGTCATCATAATTTGTTTTGGTGTCATACGCCAGAGTCAACGCCAGTTCAATTAACTTTAACTTATCTTCGAGTTTCAACACAAGATGTACATCTTTGATGTTATACTCAATAAATTTTTGATGGTCAAGTTTGTAAAGTTGATGTAGACTGTCGTACTCATCATAAGACAATTTACTCTCACCAAGTTCTACGTTGGCAACAGTATCAAGTCGATAGTTTTCAATGTTTTTGCCACCGGGCGCATACCATTGATACAGTTCAAGATAGTCAAGAACAGATATACCAATCAAATCATAAACAATTTGTTCTTTGCCCTTGAACATGGTCTTTCTTTCAGAATACACAGACCATGGCGACAACTTGTTTACTACATCGTCCCCAAATAAACGTGTGAAACGATTGACAAGGTAAGGAACATCAAAGAACTTGATATTCCAACCAGTAACAACGTCAGGCCAATTGCTTGACCAGTCAGCAATAAACCGTTCACACAAATCGATTTCATCTTCGCAGCGAATGTAAGTTTCTTCACCTTTTACCTCATAATCACCATAACCGTAAACTGTAGTACCGCCATTCAATTGATGAATAGCGATTGCTGTAATAGGCTCTGTAGCCTTGTATGGATCAGGAAATCCATTTTCTGATCCGACCTCAATATCTATGAATACGACAGAGAGATGAGAAATATCCCAATCAACAATGCCTCTAAAATTATCAGCAATGAATGCGTATTCATAGCGTGTATTGCCGTAGATTTTAAAGTTTGCAACATCTTCGTAACGTTTGACAAAATCACGTGCCTCCCGAATAGTATCAAAAGTCATAGGTTCCAACGGCTCATTGAATAAAGAACGCCATTGAGACTGCTTGTTAGACTGTACAAACAAAGACGGAGAGTATTTGACTTTGCTCTTTACTCTCCGACCGTCGCTGTTCACTCCACGAAAAAGAATGTGATTGCCGTGGACGCAAACATTTGTATAGTATTTGCCCATTAAACAACTAAGCCTGGTGGTGCAATTTCAATTTTACTGAACATACGATTATATTGATTGAGTAAATCGATCACTGGAGTATTAGATGTGAGAACATCAATCCACTTAAAATGTACACCTCTATCAAACTCTTCTACAAATGCAAGATACGGCGCAAAACCAACACCACCAGGATCATTTGCAGAACGTGGTGGTACCGCAATTACTTGCATTGGATTTTTTACAGTAAATCCAATATCACCCTCATCGACTACTTCACCCATGATAGTTTGATGTGTTTTAAATGTAAAGCATTTTACTGTCATACTGTTACCTCTTTTGTTGGTTCATAAACGTCAAGTGTTACCCACTTTTTTGGAAACAACATTTCACGGCCAACAAAATCGGCAATGTCATATGTTGGATCATCAACAAGACCGATCAATTCAATCTTGTTGTCAAACTCACGCATCACAAGATCATACTTGTATGCTTTGGAAATTTTAGGATTTGCTTCAGCCAGTTGCTTTGCTACTTTTGTAATATTACTCATAATTTACTCCTCATTATACTGAACGACTTTGACATCACACTTTTTTAGAAAATTAATACCGTTTTTACTTCTGTAGGCGTTTTTGTAATAGACCTCCTTGATCCCTGACTGATATATCATTTTAGCACATTCTAAGCATGGTGCGTGTGTAATAAACATTGTTGCCGCATCACTTGTGTTTGTTGACCGAGAAACTTTCGCAAGAGCATTACTTTCGGCATGAAGGACTTCTGGTTTGGAGATTAGTTTAGACCAACCGTGAGCAGTTTCGGTATAACCACGAAGTAACATATGATCGTCAGTTTCCCGACATTCTTCTTTGAGAATATATTCAACTTCTTCACAGTTGTTATCCCAACCGGATGGCATACCGTTATAACCAATACCGATAATTGTGTTATCTTTGACGATTACACAGCCTACCTGTAATCTGCGGGCGGTAGAAAGTTCAGCATAAACACTTGCTGCTTTCATATGGGCTTTTATAAATTTTTCTTTCATAGAAGTAAGCACTCACTTCATGCATAGCGCACGACGAAAAAATCGATCCGACTATTCTCTATTCTAGAATGACAAGGGCTGTTCTAGCCACGTTTACGTTATTGGCGTGTAAAAAGAATGGAAGAAATCTTTCGCCCAGAAAACCTGGATAACGCCAGGGCAAAGGCTCAGATGTCGTTGAAGTTGTTGGATATACATTACGTGTGTTTTGCCACACATATTCTAAAAGTTCGAATAACTCAGATGCATACTTTCTGAACAGTTGCTTACGCATGACATAACACGTTTCGAAACTAGCACCGTTGTCATCCCACCAACCCATCTTGTCTCTGTAATCTGGCAATAACTTTTGTATGCCTTCTAAAAACAGATTCAGGTACTCTGCTGGTTGTGACTGTAGATATTGATTACGAACTGAGTATGGCATCGGTGTAATGTGATTCGTAATCGCTTCGTGTGTCGCCAGTAGTTTGAGTGCTGCGGCTTTCTGTTCATCAGATGCCATATAGTTCGCACTTTCTTGTGTCGCTGGCAAAGATGCTTTCAGCACATTACTTTCAATATCACCTTTAAAATCTAAGTAACGACGATATGTTGTGCAACCAATATAATCAGCACGGCCGTTGTGCAATAGATAATATTCGGATGCTTGTTGTGCTAACGCACGAAGAAACTCATCTTCACTACACATGCTGTAATAGTGTCGAAATCCATAGACACTTTTATGTTGTGATGTGTTGATCCAATTGCCTGGTCCTGGTGGTTGCCACTTATATGGTGCATGAGAACCTGCATATGCCGCTTTCATCCAAGGCGATTCGTGATTGAACGGAAAGTCTTTGTGAAAGTGACTAACCATCAACAGATCAGTCATCTTGCACCTCTTCTTTTTTCTTCTTCTTGAATTCGATTCGTGGTGCAATGATTGCTTGAATCATTTCACGTTTATAGTCAGTCTTGTGTGTGCCTCTAAGACCCGAAAGTATGACTTTCAGTTCTTTGCTCATTTTAAAGTTTGAATTTGATTTCATTACCATGTCCAAGCAACATAAGAGTATCGTGTGCCTTTCGTCACCAGATCAACTCTGTGTGGGTAAAGAAAGTTTGATGGAAAAATCATAATCTCACCTGCTTTCAAAGTTATAGGAGTATCTTGCCAAAATACCAAATCACCACCCTCATAGCCGCCATTCAATCCACCTAGAATTGTGAGTGTTGGTATACCTTTACGTTCACCATCAAACATTGAATGAATGTGGTCACAATGCAGTTTCATTTGCGTGTCTTCACGATAACGATTGAAACGAACTTCAGTGAATCCCTGCCAAGAACTGTACCAATTACAACCCCAATCAGTGAGTTCTTTATGATATCTTTGAAGGCCATCCCATATTCTTTGCATGATATAATTTTTGTGCTTCACATTTGACCATGTGACAGCAAGTTCATGCTCATACGAATGATTGGAGTTATTGTGATAGTCGTAGAAAGTGTGTGTCTGAAACTGACCTTCTACTTTTTCAAGTTCGTCAACAGTTTCTTGACATACCTCTGGCGTGATCCAATCGGAGTAGATTTTGAGATATGAGCGTAAGTCTTTGTCCATTATATATCCTTCAAAGTGGGGCTTTCGCCCCACTGATTACGCAGCCTTCTTTTCTTCTTGTAGAAGTTTAGGCTCAAAAAATTTCAGTTCATTACCAATTTCAATGCGCTTTGGCTTTTGATGTTCTGGAATAACATTAATAAGCCCAACACGCAGAATACCATCTTTGAGTTCTGAACTATGTACTTCAATAGTATCAGCAATGGTAATTGTTTTTGTGAAGTTACGTGCAGCAATACCTCTGTGTAGATATTCTGCCTGTCCCATCTCTTCATCATCTTTGTTGCCTTTGATTACCAAAGTATTTTTTTCTCTGGTAATTTCAATGTCATCTTTACTGAAGCCCGCAACCGCAAGTTCAATAATATAACGATTGTCATCTACTCTGATAATATTGTGGTATGGAAAAGTATTTCCAGTATGTTGTGCTGGCGTAGCAGACAACAACTTTTCAATGTCATCAAAGAAACGATCAAAGCCAAGAGTGTGATGTAGTAAAGGACTAATACGAGTAATAGTCATAGTTTTCTCCTTTTAAGCAAGTAAAATTACGTGACCCCGAAGGCATCACGACTCACTTGGCAACCACAAACGCTGTGCGGTTGACAAGATAAGTTCGTTGCGGATTACTTTGATTGAAGACTTTAATGAACTCATTATTGCCTTCTTTTATCACATCATCGTAATTCCGTGTGTACACCTCTTCTTTGGTGTACTTGTTAACCAGTTTAATCGCATTGTTTTTCACTTTGCTCATGATGCATCACCGTTATTCAGTTCTACCTTTTTTACCTATGTTATATTTAGCAACTAATTCCCAATCGTCTTTCTCTTTGAAAGAGATAATTTTGATTTGATGAATCGGCGCCATGTTGTTTTCAATTGTATCATAGTTTACAATCTTTAGCAAGCCCCATTCTTCAAGTAAATTGGCAATAGCGTTACGTCTTTGTATATCATTTTCGGTAATTGTTGATAACTTACCATCTAGTGCAAATAATTCTTTAAAATGTACGATGTAATATTTACCTTGTTTGTGCAGTATATGGCAAGACTGATACAGCACTCTCTCTTTACGACTTGAAACACCGATTCTTGTGAGTGTCTCACGAATTTTTAGAAAGTCATCTTGATTCGGCAAGACAACTTCAACAAACTTTGATAGATCGACCATGTCATTTCCTTAACCCACCCGTCAGGGTTTCTTCTTTTAGTTTTTGGATTTGTTCTTTGCTGAGAAGTTTCAAAGCCTCACGTGCTTTGGAATCGGACAGGCCATAGACCAGTTTGACACATTCCAAATCATCGTTTTTTTCAGCCTTAGCCCACTTCGCAAACGGTCTTTTCATAGACCTGACAGTATTTAGCAAA